TAAAGGGAGATAAGTATGACTTCACAAGATGTGCTTGTAATCTCGGTTTCGGCTTTTGTCCTTACATTAATCATTTATGAGTTTGGGCAGATGTCGATGTTGTTTTAAACGAAACCACCTTCGGGTGGTTTTTTAATGGGCGCAATTTATGAACGCAGATGACTACTTCTGGAAAACCAAAAAGCGCCCACCTAAAACCAAACCACGCTCTAAACCCTTACCTAAAGCAAAAGAAAAATACTTAGAAGCTGAAGAAACTCTATTCCAAGAATTAGAAGAACACTTGATTGGTTTTGAACGTAAGTTTCAATTTGAATCCACTAAAAACTGGCGATTCGACTTTTATATTGTGAAGTTGAGACTTCTTGTCGAAATAGCTGGTAGTCCTTGGGCTGTCGGGCGTGGTGGAAGAAAGATAGCAAACGCATTTAATAAGTATGTTCTGGCTGAAGATATGGGTTACAAGATTGAGCGTTTTGAGCCACATGCGATTGAGTCGGGTTTTGTGATTCGTTGGGTCAAGTCGCAGTTAGAGAGATTAGAAGATGGAACAGATCAGACCATTCCCACCGACGGATCTAATTGACCAGGCTGAGGAAGAAGAAGCAATTCGCTTAGCGCCCGCCGTGGAATTAAAAGAATGGGTGATTAAAAACTATTTGACCATTGGTGGCCAGCTCCACAATCCAGATCATGACCATATTTCTGAGCTACTTCACGACGAAGAAACTTTCTTAGCATTTGCTTGGGCATCATCTGCATGTATGGCTAAAAAACGCATGGTTCTAGGTCAATGTGAAAAAGTGATGTTTAACCAAGGTGGATGGAAGAAAGCTCGGCAAGAACAGCAGATGCGGGACTGGTTTGGCTTTGTGCCTCAATACTTGATTACTGTGGATGCTGCTTTCTGTGAACAGGCTTCGGATCGTGAGTTCTGCCGTTTGATTGAACATGAGCTGTATCACATCGGCGTTGAGCGTGATGAAGATGGTGAGATTATTTATAGCGATATGACCGGACTGCCTAAGCATTACCTGGCTGGCCATGACGTTGAAGTATTCTTTGGTGAGACTAAACGATGGGGTGCAGACGAATCTGTTAAGCGGCTTTTGGAGATTGCCAAGGGCGCGCCGTTTGTATCAGAGGCAAGTATTGCTGCGTGTTGTGGGAACTGTGTCATAGGTTAAATTTTTTTTGCCTATCTTCCTTGACGTACCTTGACGGATAGAGAGAAATGGCAACATTAAATAAGAAGCAAAAAATCTTTATAGTTCGTTCACTTGCAGTTTTTAACACACCACAAGAAACTGTATTGCTCGTCAAGGAAGAGTTTGACTTGGAGGTCTCCAGACAACAAGTTGAAACCTATGACCCAACCAAGCGAGCTGGCAAGGACTTAAGCACCGAATTAAAAGATGAATTTGAATTAACGCGTAAAGACTTCTTGGACACACCACAAAATATTCCAATTGCTAATTTGTCAGTGCGTTTGCAACGCTTGGAAAATCAATATCAGAAGCATGGTAAGAACCGTGTAGCCGCTTTAAGCATTCTTAAGCAGGCTGCTGAAGATGTAGGTGGCAAATACACCAATAAAACAGAATTGACTGGTGCAGGTGGTGGACCACTACAAAGCGAAAATATTACCTATGTGACTGCTACTGATGAGCAAGTAAGGCAGGCAATAGATGAACTCGAAAACGAATATTGATCCTGTCAAAATCAAAGCAAAACGTGTGAAATGTGAAAAGGAACACTTATTTTTTACACGTGCATTTTTCCTGCCTCGTATGGGCTTCAAGTTCTCGGTCAATTGGCACCATGAATACATAGCTTGGGCCATTGATGAAGTCATTGCCGGACGAATCGAAAATTTAGTTATTAACGTTCCACCTGGTTCAGGTAAGACTGAATTACTGACTAATCTGATTGCACGTGGTATCGCCCGAAACCAGCGTTCACGATTCTTGTATTTGTCATTCTCACAGTCACTTGTAGAGGATGTGTCATCCACGGCGCGAAACATCGTGAAATCGGTCGATTTTCAAGGTTTATGGCCTGTGAAGATCTCGACCAGTACCGATGCTAAGGCAAGCTGGAAAACGACCGTAGACGGCTATGAAGCAGGGCATGTGTATTCTGCTTCGATGGGTGGTCAGGTTACGGGCCGCCGTGCAGGTACATTGGCTGATAATGGATTTACCGGTGCAATTATCCTAGACGATCCGCTCAAGCCTGAAGATGCATTCAGTAAGACGGCACGTAACAAGGCAAACCGTAAGATTCTGAACACGGTCAACTCACGTAAGGCTAAATCATCAACACCGATTATTCTGATCATGCAGCGTTTACACGTTGAAGATCCGACTAACTTTGTGATGACGGGCAACGTGCCTGGTAAATGGCATCAAATCTCTATACCGGCATTAATCGATGACGATTACATAGAACGTCTACCTGAGCACATTCGCAAGAAAGTGCCTTTAGATGTTGAACGTGATGAAAAAGGCCGTCAAAGCTACTGGCCTTTGAAAGAGTCATTACTATCGTTGTTACAGCTGGAGAAAGGTGGCCAAGACAAAGACGGCGCTACAGTGTCTCGTTATACGTTCAGCAGTCAGTACCAGCAGGCACCGAAAAAACTTGGGGGTGATCTGGTTAAGGCTGAATGGTTTGACCGTTATCTTGAATTGCCGGTATTGAAATGGCGTGCGATCTGGGCAGATACAGCACAGAAGATTAAAGAACATAACGACTACTCAGTGTTCTTATGTGCAGGCCTTGGGTATGACAACCGGCTTTACATCATTGATGTGCGCCGTGGTAAGTGGGAAGCACCTGAGCTGATTAAGGAAGCTAAGGCTTTTATCAATAAGCATAAGGAAAGCAATACCAAGATTGGTAAGCTTCGGTACATGGCCATCGAGGACAAAGCGTCTGGAACGATGCTGATCCAGAACATCTCTCGTGAAACGACATTACCAATTAAGGCGATCCAACGTGATACAGACAAACTGACTCGGACCATGGATGTAGTGTTCTATGTCGAGGATCGTCGTGTTGTTCTGCCTGTAAGTGCGCCGTGGTTGCTGAACTACATTGAAGAAATTGAGGGCTTAAAAGCTGATTTCACCCATGAACATGATGACCAATGGGATCCAACGATTGATGCGATTAACGATTCACTTGCGAAAAAGCCGACTGTATTTGATTAGAGGTATTTATGGCTAAAGATAAAAAGTCTGATACAGGCGGTAAAATTAAAACGCTTGTAGCAGATGCAGTAAAACAGGCAATGAATGCCATTGGTGATGCTGGTGCATATACCAACTTGGTATCGAATATTGGTACTGAGCGCGATAAAGCCAGTGCTGGAAAGTTCGTACGTAAAGACATTGATGATGAACAGCTTGAAGCGGTGTATCAGAACTGGCTTGCACGGCGTATCGTCAACCGTCCTGCATCAGACATGCTTCGTGCGGGATGGTTTTATGAAGGCATTCAAGGTGATGATCTAAAACGGCTTGAGGAAGCGTGTAAGGCGTTTCACTTAGAGCATGTGCTTTTATCAGGCCTGATTCTTTCTCGCCTCTACGGCGTTGTGTACATTCTGCTTGGCACTGCTGATGGTGGTAATTTAGACCAGCCTTTAGATATTTCTAAGCTTGGCCAAGGTCGATTAGAGTTCTTTACGGTCGTGAAAAAGAAATACATCACACCTGATAAGAACTCGTATTTACCGCCGTCGGCATGCTGTGGGCTGCTGAAACAGCCTGAATTCTATGATATGAAAATGGGGAATGAGGCTAAAAAGCGCATTCACCATTCACGCTTAATCCGTATTGCCCATGCTGATGTGGTAAATGAAGAGCCGCAAAGCATCCTGCAAGAAGTGTTTGAAGATCTGCTTGACCATGCCAGCGTAAAGCGCGGATCTGCCAGCCTTGTCCATGAAGCGAAGATCGATGTCATTCAGACACCTCAGTTAGTAGATAAGATCAAAGAGGATATGAAAGGCGTCATGGAGCGCTTTATGTCAGTAGGCTTGATGAAAAGCCTTAATGGCATGATCGTGTTGGATGCTGAAGAAAAGTACGAATCAAAAACGTATAGCTTTGGCGGTTTGCCTGACATGATGCGTGAATTCTCGATTCAGACAGCTGGCGCGGCAGATATCCCTTATACGATTCTGTTTGGCCAATCACCTGCAGGGATGAATGCCACTGGTGAGCATGATACTCGTAATTATTACGATACGATTGCAACCAAGCAGGAATGGCATGTTAAGCCTGTTCTGATGAAGTTCCTCGCCGTGATATGTCAGTCTACGTTTGGGCGTCAAATTTCTGAATTAAATGTTGTGTTTAATCCACTTTGGCAATTGGATGCAAAAGTCCGTTCAGAAGTGGAGAAAGCCAACGCTGAGCGTGATGAGAAATATCTCAATATGGGCATCATCACTGAGCCACAGATCGCACGTCAGCTTAATATCGACGGCGTTTACTCAGTCATTGATGAAAATCACATCAAAGAATTGGAAACGATGGTGAAGCCAAATGACAACGATGATACAGATCCTTAAACCACAGCTTCAGCAGATCAAAAAACGCAAGAAAGGACGCAAGGCTAAACCTAAGGCCGTCAAGGTCAATCGCCGTGTTGAACTGTTCTATACACGCCAGCTTTTGGAAATATCCAAATTTTGCCAAGAACAAACCAAGGATTTTGTTTTACCTACGGTAGGGCAAAATATTGGTGATAGCTGGGTGACGGATCTATTCACGGCGTTACGTGAAAAGATGGTGAAGTACACCATGGAAGTGTCGGTATCTTTGGCCACTAAGGTGGTCATGGATACTAGCAAGGAGGTGGATAAGCAGATTGCCAGTCATACCAAGACCATTCTTGGTGTGGATTTGACGCCGTTTTTCCGTGGCGCTGATATTCAGGATGAGATTGATACTCAGATTGCTGCCAACGTCTCTTTGATTAAGTCCATTCCAAGTCAGTACACCGATAAGCTTGAAGCCTTGGTAATGAATGCCTTTCAGACGGGGCAGACCAATGAGGAATTGGCTCAGGAGATTAAAAATCTTGGCCATAGTACTGATTTTCGTGCACGACTGATTGCAGCCGATCAGATGGGCAAGATCAATGGTGCTATCAACAAGAAGCGTCAGGAATCCATGGGTGTGGAAACTTATGTATGGCAATCAGCAAAAGATGAGCGTGTACGAACAGATCATCGGATTAAAAATGGTCAAACATTCCGTTGGGATGAACCACCTTCAGGCGGTCATCCAGGTCAACCAGTTCGATGTCGATGCACGGCGTTGCCGAATTATGAGGATATCCTGATTGATTAAATTTTATAACTTTCATAAAGTTGATCCTCATTAGATAGGAATTAAGTATGAAAGTTGAAATTATTAATCATGATAAAACTTGTGTAATGTTGGAATTGGATACTCTTCCACGTATTGGTGAAAACGTTTTAGTTAAAATTAACGACGATCATACAATTGAGGGAGTGGTGGATAGTGTCCATCATTGGATGTTTGTGCAGACTCCAAGTGATACGCAAGTTACTGTTTACTTAAGACCCTCTATTTACAAGTAAATGCTCAAGTCAAATTACCCACTTCGGTGGGTTTTTTATTGCCCACAGAAAGGTGTGTATGTGTTGTAAAAACTGCTGTACCTGCTCTTGTGTTAAAGGTTCAGGCTATCAACCTAAACCAAGACCAATTCCACCTGATATAGAGACACCGCCAATTGTCATTTATCCACCAAAGAAACCATAGCAGACCACCGTAGGGTGGTTTTTTATTGAGCTCAATTTATGAAACTCATTTACCAACTCAAAATTGGTGACTTTGCACCAAGCGAAAGTACACGCTCATTTACTCAGGAAGGGTATTTGAAGTGTGTCAACGTACGCTTGGCCAAAGCACCTCAGGTACGTCAGTACTACGCTTATGAATTTCCAAATTTGGAGGGCTATTCAGCAGATCAGGTTATCAATGTCTATGTGGCAGCTGAGGATCTATTTAAGCCTGAAGTCATTAAAGGATTCGACGGCGTAGACGCAACGGACTATCACCCACCTAAAAATGAAATCAATGCTTCCAACTGGAAGGACTACCACATTGGCGATTGTGAGAATGTGCGCCAAGAGGGTGAATTCATGCTGGGTGATCTGATCATCAAAGATCAGAACAGTATCAATGCTATTCAAAACAATGAGCGCGTTGAGATCTCATTGGGCTATGCGGCTGATCTTGTCCTTGAACAAGGCACGGCGCCAGATGGTACGCCGTATCAAGCCAAATTTATCAATTTTAAAGGCAATCACGTGGCGCTGGTGAAATACGGTCGCTGTGGCGGTGATTGTCGCGTCGGTGACCATAAACCAAACCCAAAGGGGAAAAAGATGGAAATTAAAGTAAACGGTATTCGCTTTGAGATTGGTGACAATCAAGCGCTAGCTGATGCTGTAAAGCAACAAGAAGACCAGATTGAAAACTTAAAAGCAGCAAAACTCAAAGTCGGTGACAAACAATTTGCCATCGGTGATGAATTGCCAGCTGTACAAGCAGTGGTTGATACCTTGCAGACTGAAAATGCTGAACTGAAGCAAAAAGTTGGTGATCTTGAAAAAAATCAAATCACACCTGAAAAGCTTGATCAAGTCGTGGCTGAACGTGCGTCAGTGATTGCGGACGCCGTGGCATTGGTACCGGGTATCAAAACTGAAGGCTGTTCATGTGAGCAAATCAAACGTGATGTGATTGCAGCCAAAACAGGTGACACACTGGTGACCGCTGTACTTGGTGGTGTCGCCGTGGGTGATGCTAAGCCTGAGCAGATCGACACGGTCTTCCGTGCACTATCAGCAGTGAAGTCGACCACACCAGGCAATGCAGTCGGTGATGCATTACATCAACAGCAACAACAGCAAAACCAAGGTCAAGACCCTAAAGAAAATAAGGGTTATGACAAGTCTGCTGCATACAAAACAATTTAAGGGGAACTTGAATCATGGTTCAGCAATTAAATGCGGTGGTCGGTCAGCGTGGCCGTTTAACCGCCAAAGAGGTTGTACTGTCATTACCACTTTCAGGTCTGACTTTAGTCAATGACGGTGATGTGGTTGTCCGCACGACTGATGGCAAATCAGTAACGGCTGTGGCAGGTGCTACACCTACACGTTTTGGTGTCGTGGTACGCCACGGCGTTGGTAAATCAGGCAAAACGGCGGCTGGCAAAGAAGCCTATAAAGCGGCTGATATGGTGCCAGTGATGTTTGAAGGTGCTATTTGGGTCAAGCCTACAGCGCCAATCACTGACATTACTGCCAAGGTTTATGTGAAAACTGCCAATGGTACGACTGCAGCACCGTTGGGTTCATTGTCGAGCTCAGCAACTGATGGAACAGAATTACCTGGTGCAGCATGGGAAACCGTGACTGGTGCCGATGGTTTAGCCCTTCTTAATCTTCGTGGAGCTTAATAGAACATGAGCAAATTAGTAAAAATGAAAGCGCGTTTAACGCCGATTTCATACGCCATTCAGGCACAGGTGGGTGATGCGTTCAATATGGACGCATTGGCACAGCTTTTCATTAAGCTTGAAGAACAAAACGAAATTACTCCACAGCTTCAGCAGGTTCTGGACTATGCCAAATTCATTCCAGTGATGGATGTGCAAGCGGTGTACGGTGGTGGCGAAATTCTTTCACGTAAAAAAGGCGTGGGTATCGGCAAAGACTATGCAGGTACTGGTGATGATATCCCGCTTGCAGAAGTGGAATACGATACTGTGCAATTGCCTGTGAAAGTCGGCACGATCGGTTACCAATATTCAATTGTTGAATTGGCAACAGCTCAGGCAATGAACCTTACGCTTGAAGCTGACAAGGTTCAGGCGGCAAACTTGGCTGCAGAAAAACACATGTCAAATGTGGCTTGGTATGGCTACACCACTGCCAATGCAAGCGGTCAGCTTACTCAGGTCAATGGCTTCCTGAATCAAACAGGTGTGACTGTTGTGACGGCGCAATACAACTGGGCAACTGCAACGATTGAACAGGTTCTTTCAGACTTCAATAAATCGCTTGCAGATGCAACGAATCAGTTTGATGGTGATGCATCGATTGAGCCTGACACATACATCCTGGCATCGAATCAATATTCGAATCTTGCCAACCGTATTGTGCCTGATTCAGGCGGTAAAACGTTCCTTGACTGGGTGACTGAAAAGAACATTTTCGCTACTCAAGGCAAGCCATTGACCATCCGTGGTTCTGGTCGCGGTAATGGCAAAGGCACTGCAAATGCAGACCGCTCGATCATTTATCGCCGTGATCCATCATGCATCCAGTTCAAAGGTAACAGCGTTGAGTTCTTGACGGCACAACCAAAAGGCTTAGATGTGCTGGTACCTGGTCACTACAAATACCAAGGCGTTTGGCTGAAGCGTGTTGATTCGCTTCGTTACCTTGACCATGCATAAGGATTAAAACCACATGGCTAAATATTCATACACATACAGCGGCTCTAATGCCGCTTTTGTTTTTGCGGGTATTGCGTCTTTGCCCACAGGTATCGCCGTATTGCTTGAAGCCGATCAGCACAAAGCACTTCAAAAGAATAAGTTTGCCAAGCATCTGACTGATGCAGGTGAGCTAAGCATTGAAGAAATTGCAGAAGTTGGTGACTCAAAACCTGCTTCAGGTCGTGGTAAAGGCGCTCAATCAGGTAAAAATGACGACGGTAAAGGCAAGGATGAATCCAAACCTGCTGAACTTACGATTGATGACGTGCGTAAGGCACTGACTGATCTTGAAATCACCTTTGCTGAAGATGAAACCCTTGAGCAGTTGCAAAAAAAACTTGCTCAAGCTACCGAATAAGGTGAGCTATGGACCCACAAGCTTTTAAGTTGAAGTTTAAGTACGACACGGCGCTGATGAATCTACCCGATGCAGAAATTGCAGACGCATTAGAGGAAGCGGATCTCGTAGTGAAGTCACTTGAATTTGGTGATCTGAAAGAACGTGCTGTGGGTCTATATGCAGCACATATTCTCAAGGTTGCACTCAAATCAAAGTCAGGTAACAGCTTTTCAGATGCCTCGAGTATGACCATTGCAGGTCAGAGCGTGAGCTTTTCACGTTCGGGTACCGATGCGTTTTATAACCAAAGCATTTATGGCCAGCGTTACTTGGCATTAAAAAATTCAATTCCAATTGGCAATGATGGTACCAATCCTAATCGTTTGGGTGTTGGTGCTTTCGTTGTTTAGGAGCAAGGCATGTCATTTAAGTATCAAGCGCCTGAAAATTTCAAAGCGACTTCGCTTGAAATTGCAGGTACCACATACAAGGTTAAAGACGGTGTGATCGAGTCGGATACCGACATTGCGCACATCTTGGCACCGCATGGTTTTAAACGTGCTGTAGAAACCAAAGCAGAACCTAAAAAGGAAACTGCTGCTGCAAAGTAGGTGATGTATGAGTGATTACCGTGTTGATGCTGATGTTGATTTTAACGAGGTCAATGAGCGTGTACGTGCTGAAATACGGCGCACGGTAAATGCACTCACACTTAAACTTCAGCGCACTATTCAGGAAGACATGCTGACAGGTCAGCGTTTGAATGTGCAGTCTGGACGTTTAAGGGGATCCGTTTCATCTAAGGTGGAAGAGGATAAGGACTGGATCGAGGGTACAGTCGGTGCGGGTGGTGCTTTGGTACCGTACGCCTTTGCTCATGAATTTGGGCTTAAAGGTGCGATGGCCATTAAGGCGCATCTTCGGATGATTAAGAAAGTCTTTGGTCAGCCGATCACACCACGTCAGATCATGATCAAAGCCCATTCTCGTAAAGTGGATATGAAAGAGCGCCGTTTTATGCGTGATTCATTGGATGAAGTGTCGAAGATCGTGCCGAAGAATATTGATGCTGCAATTGAAAGGGGATTAAGCAGTGAATAGTGAAGCCATTTACCAGGCATTGTTTAATCGCTTGTCAGGCATCGAGGGGATTAAAACCACAAGTCGCCGTTTAAAGCATTTCAATCATGTTGCACCTGAAGAGCGTCCTGCCTTATTCGTGACCCAAGGTAATCAAACCGAAGCACCAGTGAAAGGCTTGGATGCCAAGGTTGAACTTGGAGCGGAAGTGTACGTTTACATTCATGAGAATGATTCAGCCATACCGCCGTCGGTACAGTTGAATCAGATGATTGATCGAGTTCGTACCAAGCTTGCACCTGATCATCCTGACATGTGCGAATACCAAACCTTAGGGGGATTGGTCGAGCATTGCTGGATCGAGGGCACGATCGAAGTTTTTGAAGCAGTTGAAAACATGCTCGATGATCAAGGGATTGCCATTATTCCGATTCGGATCCTCACCACTACCTAAAGCAATTCATAAATTCCATGACCGCCAATACGGCGGTTTTCTCATTTTTAAGAGGTCGATATGGCTCAATATTTATTTGGTGCCGGTAAAATCTTTGCCACACCATTACAGGATGTGCACGGTAACCCAATCACCAACGGCACACCCGTTGAAGTGGGCGTACTACAGTCAACGTCAGTTGATATCAGCTATGACTTAAAAGAACTCTATGGCCGTGGTCAGTTCGCCGTGGATGCGGCACGCGGTAAAGGTTCGATTAAGTGTAAAGCGACAATGGGTCGCATCAACGGTGCATTGTTGAATTCCATTTTCTTTGGTGGCGTGGTCACTGAAGGGGGTATTACTGCAGTCGCACAAACCATCAATGGTGAAGTTGTTGCAGCGTCAGTAACGCCAGTCGTTCCGAATAGCGGTACATTCGTGAAAGATTTAGGCGTGACTGATGCAAAAGCAATCCCATTAAAGCGTGTGGCGAGTGCACCGGTTGCAGGTCAATACAGTGTGGATGAAGCGACAGGTGTTTATACCTTTGCAGCAGCTGATGTGGGTAAAACGGTATTTATCAGCTTTAAATACACAGCGACGGTGGCAGGTGCCAAGTCGGGTGTCGTAAGTAACTTGGATATGGGTTATACGCCTGAATTCAGTGTTGATCTGTTCCGTGACTACAAAGGTAAATTCTTTGGTATGGAATTCTTCCGCTGTGTCAGCAATAAGCTTGCGTTCAGTTCAAAACAGGATGATTACGATCTACCTGAGTTTGAATTCCAGCCAATGGCCGATGATTTAGGCCGTGTCTTCAAATGGACTACTTCGGAGTAATACCAAATGCAATTTAACCAGGTCGAAAACCCACGTGGTAATCCGCTTAAAATTAATGGCCAGATTTGGATTTTTGCGCCGTTGTCCTTAGGTACTGCTGAAAAGCTGATGCCAAAGCTTAAAACCTTTGATCCAAGCGATTTTGCTTTAGTGGTAGATGTTGCGCATGTCTCTTTAAAGCGCAACTATCCTGACATTACACGTGAATTTGTTGCTGATGAACTGCTTGATGTTGGTCACGTGAACGCCATATTTGAGACGGTCATGGGGGCTTCTGGTCTGGTTTATACAGGTGAAGAAGAGCAGGCCACTGATTCGGGGGAATAGACTGGGAGGAGCTGTACACGCATTTAGTGCTGACATTGGGTAAGGATTACGACTATGTGCGTAATGAATTGGATTTTCCAAGAGTCAAAGCATTGAATGCGTACCATAAGCAGTGTCCTCCCAGCCATGTTGGCATTCAGCGTCTGTGTCGGATCCTTGAGGCATTTATGGGGATTGAAGACAGTACGGGTTCAGATGATACGCAAAGCAATGATGAAGATGATCTGTTTGCGGATCTGCAGAACTTTCCTCAGGGTGGCTAAGGTTGCCCTGATTGATTTATATACTTGAGTTGGTTAAAGTTTGTTTGAACTTTATAACAACTTGGATATAACCATGAAAAAAGTATTAGGGGTGAGTCTTTTAGCTTTTACTTTGGCTGCTTGCGGTGGAGGTGGCGGAGGTGATTCTTCATCTTCCAATAATGAGGGTAACAACCCACCAGTATCAAAGGCTGAAGTCAAAGGTATTTACACTGGAAAGACCAATCAAGAACAGAACGTAGTTGGATTGGTGGATAAAAATAATAAATTCTGGTTCTTATATTCACCACCTTATTCTTCTGGTGTTACTGGATTCATGACTGGAAACTTCACTGTTTCTGGTAATACAGTAAAAGCCAATAGCGGGAAAGACTTTTATTTTGGTGGTGCTACCGTTTACAGTACAGCAATTAGTGGAACAGTTGATTCCAAGAAGAGCCTGAAAGGCACAATCACATACTCGCCTTCAAATCAGGTTACATTCGATACCGTATATGAAACGGATTTAAACAACACAGCATCCAATCTGGCGACAATTGCAGGCACCTATTATGGAGAATCGGCGATTGTACAAGGTATTGAAGATGCGAATTTGACTATTTCAAATACGGGTGTGATTTCAGGTAAGGGACAAAGTGGCTGCACGTTCTCAGGGAAAATAGCAGCTGAAGAAAATGCACCTTATTACAATGTCGATTTAGTTTTTGGTTATTCACCTTGCTATCTGGCAGGACAGTCAGTTAAGGGTGTGGCTTATTATGATTCAGCTGACAAAACTTTATATGCAGTGACTGAAACAAGTAACCGAGATAATGCAGTTTTATTCTTGGGTACGAAAAATTTAAGATAAAAATTCTGATTATCCATAGTTTTTAAAGAACCGCCTTAATGGCGGTTTTTTTATGCCTGTAAGAGAGGAATTATGAGCAACAATCGAGTGGAAGTGCACGTTGGTGCGAAGACTTCTGACCTTAAAAAGGGCATGAATGATGCTGAAAAGATCGTTAGCGACGGCGCTAAACGAATTGAGGATACTGGGAGTAAAGTTAAGTTTAAGCTGGATTTCTCAAGCATTAAAACTGGTTTGGATGATATAACCAAGAATATCAATAATAGGTTTGAAGATGTTGGCAAATCAATTTCAGGAAACCTGACTAAAAGCTTTGCTGCGATCGGAGTGGGTATTGCGGCCTCAGTTGGGACAGCAGTTATTGGATTGGCGTCATTAACGTCTGAAGTTGGTCGAGCATCTAAAGAATTGGAAATTCAAGCACGGTTGGCTAATACAACCACAAAAGAATTCCAAGAGTGGGCATTTGCCTCTAAATCAGTCATGGTTGAGCAAGACAAGCTATCTGACATCATGAAAGATGTGAATGATAAGTTTGGTGACTTCATGCAAACCGGTGGCGGAGAAATGGCTGATTTCTTCGAAAAAATTGCACCAAAGGTAGGTGTAACCGCTAAAGAATTTCAAGGTCTCACCGGTCCACAAATCCTCGAAAAGTATTATCAAACTTTAGAGAAAGCGAACGTATCTCAAGCAGAGATGACTTTCTACATGGAGTCAATCGCTAATGATGCAACGCTATTGGCTCCATTGCTTGAAAATAATGCAGAGAAGTTAAAGCAATATTCAAATCAAGCGCATGAACTTGGCTTGATTATGGACCAGGATGCAATTGCTAAGACTAAGGAATTCAATACTGCGTTAAGTACAATCCAGCAAACAATCGATGGCGTATTCACAAGACTGGCAGCTCAAGCAGCACCAGCATTAACGAACCTGGCAAATGATTTCCTTGGTTTTGCATCAAGATCCAGAGAGGGTATTGATAGCGCAGTTACTGCGATAATCACAACTTTTGAAAGCCTTCTTGATACTGTTCAAAGCCTGTTTAGTACAATCAGTGGGATTTGGAGTGATTTAACAGCTGATATTGGTGACGGATCGATTCAACAAGTAGGGTTTATGGATCTAGTCGCTGGTGCGATGAATGGATTCGCAGCCGTAGCAGTGGGTTTGAAAGTTAGTATTGAAATAGCTTTTGCTGCTATTCGCGCGGTAATAGCAACAGTATGCCAAGCCATCAATATTTCAGTGAACAGTGTAATGAATGTGTTTGGAGGATTCCGAGATACGATTCAATACGGTCTTGATGTCTTGTCTATCAAGTTTCAGACCTTTGGCAATGTTGTCAGCAATGTTTTGAACTTTAACTTCTCAGCTGCCAAAGCATCGTGGGAAAGTGGTCTATCACAATTAGGTTCAATTACTGATCGCTATACAGGTCAGATGCAGTCTCGTCTAACTAATCTAAAAACAAGTTGGAATACCGGTGTAAGCAACACAGCTAATGCTTGGGGTACAGCAGGTTCAGCTATTGTTAATTCTGCAACAACGGGTGGGCAAAGACTCCAAAATCTGTTCTTAAAAAATCCTACTGTAGTCGGATCTGCACCACCACCTACACCATCACCGACATTTAACCCGGGTAAAGGTATTGGCACAGGGGTCAAAGACTCTAAAGGAAGTTCGG